CAACTGGTTCCAAAGCGAATCGCACAAAGTTAGCCTCTACAAAAAAGGGCGTTGAAAACTTCCTGACGGGTTCGCTTCTTGAGGTCAGACCCATGAGCATCAATAAACTCCAGGGTCTACAAATCAAGGTTGCAACCGTTGATGAGTGGCTTTCCGGTGACATTCGAGAGGACGTTATCGGTGCTATTGAGCAGGGTGCATCAAAGGTTGACGATTATTTGATTGTTGCCATTAGCTCTGAGGGTACAGTCCGTAACGGAGCAGGCGATACAATCAAAATGGAATTGCAGGACATTCTAAAAGGTGAATATATTAATCCTCATGTTTCTATCTGGTGGTACAAACTTGATTCTGTCGAAGAAGTTTCAAATCCAGATATGTGGTTGAAGGCTAATCCAAACTTAGGAAAGACAGTCAGCTATGAAACATATCAGCTTGATGTTGAAAGAGCAGAGAAAGCTCCAGCTGCAAGAAATGATATACTTGCAAAACGATTTGGTCTGCCGATGGAAGGCTATACATATTACTTCACATACGAAGAAACCTTGCCGCATCGAAAAAGAGATTTTTGGCAGTTGCCATGCTCTTTAGGTGGAGATCTATCGCAGGGAGATGACTTCTGTGCATTTACGTTTCTGTTCCCATTATCGAACGGGGCATTTGGTGTCAAGACGCGAAACTACATAACACAGAGAACATTAATGAAATTACAGTCTGCAATGAGATTGAAGTATGAAGAGTTCATCAAAGAAGGCAGTCTTATTGTTATGGAAGGAACTGTTCTGGATATGATGGATGTATATGAAGATTTGGATAATTACATTATTGAAAGTGGTTACGATGTAAGGTGTTTTGGGTACGACCCATATAACGCAAAAGATTTCGTAGAACGTTGGGTACAGGAAAATGGTGTATTTGGTGTAGAAAAAGTAATCCAGGGAGCTAAGACAGAATCAGTTCCACTTGGAGAATTAAAGAAATTATCAGAAGATAGAATGCTTCTGTTCGATGAAGAGCTTATGACATTTACGATGGGAAACTGTATTACTTTAGAGGATACTAACGGAAACCGTAAATTGTTAAAGAAAAGATATGATCAGAAAATTGATGCAGTGGCAGCTATGATGGATGCCTATGTCGCATATAAGCTCAATCGAGATATGTTTGAATAAGGTCTAATCTATATTTCCATATAAAAAAATATCTTTAGCTTTTGAAGCTATAATTTTTGTTCCTGCATAATCAAATGTGCCTCCGATGACCCCACCTACAATTGGTACCATTTTACCGAGGTTAATCACACCTTTGGTTCCAAATTTGGTTATAAATCGTTGCATTGCTATATGATTTATTTTATTTAATACTTTTGTAGGAATTTTTTGAATAGCTTTAATCGTTAATTTTTCACCAGCTTTAATTCCAGCTTCTTTACATAGTTTGGATATAGATGTACCGGTAATACAAATATAAGCGAGAGTTTGTACATCATCATTAGATGGATTAAAACCCGATATAGTGGCTATTGTTGCAATCATTCTTAGTTGAACATACCAAACAGAGGCAAGATTTGCAGGAACAGCAACAGGTAAAGTTATGGCACCACCTAAGCTTGTTAAAAAACCAGAAGTGGTACATTTTCGTACTTGCCATTTAACGAAGTTATCTATAGCTTTTTCTTTAGTCGAATATTTAAGTGTATATTCCGTAGCTAAATCATAACAGCTTTTGGTTTTGGGTATACCTTTTAAAGCAGCATCATAACAGTTATTTAATATATCGGACAATGTTTTTTGTGAAATATTCATAATTTAAAGCCTCGCTCTCCTTAAAAGATAATATATTGTATCATTTTTAGGAGGAGGGGGTCAAGATTCAGGAGGTAATTATGCAAAATGAACTATATCATCATGGAATAAAAGGTATGAAATGGGGTATCCGTCGTTACCAGAATAAAGACGGTTCTTTAACACCTCAAGGAAAGAAAAAGTATGAAAAAAATACAGGTAAAATTTTATTAAAATCGGCAGGTACTGAAGCAGCTATATTAGTAGGAAGAAATGTAACGTCACATGTTCTTGGGCATATGGGAGCTGATGTAATTACAACAACTGTCACCACAAGGTTAGCCGCTGCTGGTGCAACTGTTGTAAATGTTATGAACACGGGATGGAGTATTCGCAATAATAGGCAAATAAACAGCGAGTCGCCAAATCCTAAAAAAGCAGATCGTAAAGTTTCTAAGAAAAAAGAGAGAAAGATGTATGTAAATGCTTATAACAATGCAGCAGATAGGATGAATAATGGTTTAATTGAACAGTTTAATAAAAAATATGAAGGAAAAGATATAAGCGACATATCTTCGGCTGATGGTAAAAAATATATGGAAGATTACGAAAGACTTTGGAATAAAGTTTTTGCAGAGGAGTATGAAAAATTGAGTTGAATGTTTTAACTGGGGGTGATCAAATGAAAAATCAAAAAAAAAAACAGTGATGAATTAATGCATTATGGTGTTCTCGGTATGAAATGGGGCGTTAGGCGTTATCGTAATTACGATGGTTCATATACTCGTAAAGGGGTAAAGAAGTACGATGAAGCTAAGAGCAACTATGATAGTGTTAAAGCTAAAAGAAAAGCGAAACAATCGACGCGAGCAGAACTTCATAAAGCTAAGAAAAATCTCAATAAAGCGTATAAAAAAATAAAGTATGATAAGAAAGCTGATCAAGGAAAAGCATTATATGCAAAAGGGAAAACAATAACTGATAATGAGAGAAAAATGCAAATGATAGAAACTGGTATAGTTGCAGGTGCATCTATAGTTAATTATGGAATACGACAATATGGAAATGTTAAAATGGCTAATATTAGTACAGCAACAATAGCAGCTGGTGGAACATTAGTTAATGCATGTTTATATGCTAAAAATAAGTCCGAAAATTCTAAACTCAGAGCTTATTATGCACATCACTAAAATAAAAAAAAAGAAAGGAAAAATTCAAAATGGAATTAACAGTTGGCTCCAGACTGAAACACGCCTGGAATGCATTTCTGAATCGAGCCCCCACCTCCAATTATCAGTATGGTATAGGTGGAGGATATGCATATCGACCAGACAGATTTAGACTCACAAGAGGGAATGAGCGTTCTATCGTGACCTCTGTTTACAATCGAATAGCTTTAGATGTAGCCGCCATTAACATTCAGCATGTTCAGTTGGATGATGAAGGGCGGTTTTTAAATGTTATAAAATCTGGACTTAATGATTGCTTATCATTAGAGGCAAATCTTGACCAGACAGGAAGAGCATTCATACAGGATGTAGTTATGTCAATGATGGATGAAGGTGTTGTAGCGATAGTACCTGTTGACACTACAATTGACCCAGATATATCTAACGGATTTGATATAACGTCAATGCGAGTAGGAAAAGTGGTTGACTGGTATCCACAGCATGTAAAGTTGGAGGTATATAACGAACAGACAGGTGTAAGGCAGACAATTACTATGCCAAAGAGAAACGTAGCAATTATTGAAAACCCGCTTTATGCCGTTATTAATGAACCGAATTCTACAATGCAGAGATTGGTTCGAAAGTTGAATCTTTTGGATGCTGTTGATGAACAGAGCAGTTCCGGAAAATTGGATTTAATTATCCAGCTACCATATGTTATCAAATCAGATGCAAGAAGAAAGCAGGCTGAACTTCGAAGGAAAGATATAGAAGAACAGTTATCCGGCTCAAAGTATGGAATTGCGTATATTGATGGAACGGAGCATGTTACACAGTTAAATCGTTCGGTTGAGAATAATCTGATGAAGCAGATTGAATATTTGACGAGTATGCTATATAGCCAGTTAGGTATCACTCAGAGCATATTAGATGGAACAGCTGACGAGAAGACAATGCTTAATTACTACAATAGGACAATAGAACCAATTTTGTCAGCGATTGTTGATGAAATGAAACGCAAGTTCCTTACAAAGACCGCCCGTACAAAGAACAAATCGATCAAGTTCTTTAGAGACCCATTTAAACTTGTACCAATCAGTGAAATTGCTGAAATAACAGACAAGTTTACAAGAAATGAAGTAGCATCATCAAATGAAATGCGTCAGGTAATTGGATGGAAACCATCTGATGACCCTAAGGCGGATGAATTGAGAAATAGTAACATATCACAATCTGATTCTGGAATCGCAACTCAGACTGATGATGAAAATCAAGATATAGGAGGAGAAATTCAAAATGAAGTATGATTTTGGTGGCTATGCCACACGAAATGACCTTACTTGTAGTGATGGTCGTGTAATTAAAAAAGATGCTTTTAAAGCACAGAATGGACAGACCGTGCCATTAGTATGGAATCACAATCACGATGATGTCAATGATGTACTTGGATTAGCACATCTTGAAAATCGTAAAGATGGTGTGTATGCGTATTGCGAATTTAATGACACAGATAATGGCAGGACAGCAAAAGAGCTGGTACAGCATGGCGATGTAAAGTCACTTTCAATCTTTGCAAACCAGTTAATGCAGAAAGGTTCAGATGTAATTCATGGATTAATTAGAGAGGTTAGTCTTGTACTTGCTGGAGCTAATCCTGGAGCTTTTATTGATGATGTAATTGCTCATGGAGAAGATGGTTCCGGGATTATCGCTTGTTATGATGAGGGCGTAACAGTATTTATGCACTCTGATGACAAAACAGATGACGAAGAGAAAACTAAGAATTCGGAAGATAAGAAAAAAGAAAAGTCCGAAGATGATGAGACTGTAGAAGATGTCTTTGACTCACTTACAGAAAAGCAGAAGACTGCTGTATATGCCGTTATCGGGACAATTATGGAAGATAATGAAAACAATGACGACTCAGATGATAATGAAGGAGGAAATGATAAAATGGCGATGAAACATAACGTATTTGAGAACGGTGCACAGGCACAGGATAACACACTTTCTCATGCTGACCAGGTGGCTATCCTTGAGACAGCAAAGATGAGAACTGTTGGTACTTTTAAGAATGCATTACAGATGTATGCAGAGGAGAATGCACTTCAGCACGATGCAACTAGCAGTGGCGTTGCAACAGGAGACCTTTCTAAGCTCTTCCCAGAGTATGCAGAGGTAAGACCTGGTGCACCGGAGCTTATTACTAATGATCAGGGTTGGATTAGCACTGTTATTTCTAAGGTACATAAGTCACCTATGTCAAGAATCAGAACAACACAGGCTGATATTAGAAATATTGACACTCTTAAAGCTCATGGCTACCAGAAAGGAAAGCAGAAGAAGTTAGCAGGAAACTTCAATCTTGTAAGAAGAACAACAGACCCACAGACTATTTATGTAAGGAATGCACTTAACAGAGATGACATTGTTGACATCACTGATTTCGATTATGTTGCATATCTGTACAGCATTGATCGTATGAGCCTTAACGAGGAGCTCGCTAAGGCAATTATGATTGGTGACGGTCGTGATGATGGTGCAGAGGATAAAATCTTCCCAGAGCATATCAGACCAATCTGGCTTGATGACGACCTTTACACAATTCATACCGATCTCGATATTACAACTATGAAGGCTGAGCTTCAGGGAACAAATACAGGAGCAAACTTCGGTGATAACTATGTGTACGCTGAAGCAATGGTACAGACATTACTTTATGCAAGAGAGAACTATAAGGGAACTGGTACACCAGACTTATACTGCACACCGCATATGGCAAATGTAATGCTTCTTGCAAGAGATTTGAACGGTAGAAGAATCTACTCTTCTAAGGCTGAGCTTGCTACAGCGTTAAATGTTGGCAGCATCAATACAGCCGAGCAGTTCGCTAACAAGACAAGAAAGACTTCAGATGGAAAGACAAAGAAGCTTATCGCTCTTGTCGTAAATCTTCAGGATTATTCTCTCGGAGCAACAAAGGGTGGAGAAATCACACACTTCACTCAGTTCGATATCGACTTCAACCAGGAGAAATCACTTCTTGAGACACGCTGCTCTGGAGCTCTTACAAGAGTCTACTCAGCAATTGCTATTGAGGAAGATGTCACAGATACTAAGGGTCAGCAGACTGGCGACTTAGCAGGCTAAGATAAATCTTAGAAAGGAAATTTCAAAATGAGTAAATTTTTTGGAGCAATTGGTTATTCCGTATCAGAAGAAACAGCTCCCGGTGTATGGACAGACCATATTGTAGAGCATAATCATTATGGTGATGTTAATAGGAGTAAGGCTCAGCACGAAACTGGAACATCACTTAATGATAACCTTAATATTTCAAATGAGTTTAGTATTATTGCTGACCCGTTTGCTTATGAGAATTTCCAGAATATGCGATATATCGTATTTATGGGAGCTAAGTGGAAAATTACGAGCGTAGAAGTTCAGTATCCACGATTAATTCTGACAGTTGGAGGTGTTTATAATGAGCAGACGACTTAAACTGCATAGTATTCTTTGCGGCATATTAGATTGCCCAGAGAGAGGAAAAGAATGTCGAGCTTATTTTCAGCCGCCAGCATCTGTTAGTATGAAATACCCTGCCATTGTGTATGCCCTTAATGGAAAAGATAAGAGGCACGCCGATGACAGGGTTTATTTGTCTTCAAATCGTTATTCGGTGACAGTTATAGATAGTAATCCGGATAGCGACATAGTAGACAAAGTATCTGAGTTACCAATGTGCAGGTTCAATACAGCCTATACCAAGGATAATTTGAATCATACAGTATATGAAATTTATTATTAGGAGGAAATCAACATGTCAAAACTTACATGGGATAATGAAGGTGAGCGATTGTTTGAAACTGGTGTCAGTGAAGTCGCTCTTTACCCATTTCAGACAAATGGCTACACAAAGGGTGTTGCTTGGAATGGTGTAAGTTCTATTACAGACAGTCCTGGAGGAGCAGAGTCAAATAAGATTTATGCAGATAACATCGAGTATCTCAATCTTATGTCTGCTGAAACAGCTGGAGGAACTATCGAAGCATACATGGCTCCGGATGAGTTTGCAGAATGTGATGGTTCTGTAGAGGTTGCACCGGGAGTATATGCAGGTCAGCAGAACCGTAAGAAGTTCGGTCTTGCATATAAGACTATTCTCGGAAATGATACAGAGTCAAATGACCATGGCTATAAGCTTCACTTAGTATGGGGTTGTCTTGCTTCTCCATCAGAGAAACAAAATTCATCTGTAAATGAGAGTCCAGAGCCATTGGCTATGTCCTGGGAATACAGTGCGACACCTGTTAAAGTTACTGCGGCTGTTAAGGGCAAGAAGCTTAAAGCAACAGCAACAATGACATTCGATTCAACAAAGGTAGATGCCACAAAGCTTCAGAAGCTGGAAGGTATTCTTTATGGAACAGATAGTTCTGGATCAACTGAGCCAAGACTTCCAATGCCTGATGAAATCATTTCCATGATGACAACAGAAGGTTAATTAAATATTCAGTCTATGTGACGTATTCAGTTCGGCTGGCGTCGCTTTTTATTTGAAAGGAGAAATTCAAAATGCATAAAGAAACTATTACTTATGTTGATTTCAATGGAACAGAAAGAACAGAAGACCATTATTTCAACCTTAGCAAAACAGAGATTACGGAGTTAGAGGTAAGTATGCCTGGTGGTCTCGCAGAGTATCTCATGGGAATTGTAAATGCTAAGAATGTTCCGGAAATTATGGCTTCATTTAAGAAAATTATTTTATCTGCATAC